CTCCGTTGTTGTACTCCTGCGTGAGATCGGTCGCCGGCTGCACGATCTCCTCGGTGTTTACGGCGAACGTGTAATCGCCTGCTGTAAAGAACTTGATCTTGTCCGCAGATGTTGCGGTTTGCAGGTATGCGTAGTTTGAGTACGCATCTCCGTTCTCGTCTTGCATCTCGACCGGCGATCCCGTCAGCAAGTCGTATGCACTAATCGTTTTGTCGTCATTGACGACTAGCGCGTACCGCTCGCTCGGAGACCGATCGATGATGTGCAGCCGCTGGCTGTCGCCGGCGCTGCCGACGTCCGCAATGAACTTGCTCGGGTTCCGCTTGATCAGACCCTCGACCGTGCTGGCGTGCGTGTTGATGCTTTCCTTTGCTTGGTTAGGAAAGCGCAGGTTCTCGGCCTGCTGGCTTACGCCGCCCAGAAGGTTGGGTACTGACTGGTCGAACAGCGTCATTGACTATGCATGTCGCGCGGCGACTGTCGGTACGTAATGCGGCTAATGTCGTAGGCGTCCGACAGGCGGTAGTCCGCCTCTTCGGATTCGTGCAGCTTCATGTCCGCGAGCGCGCGGATCTCCTCTTCGCTAGGCACGCGATCTTGCAAATCGTTTAATACTCGCATGCGGAAGATGCGCGCTGCACGGTGCATGATGTACTGTCGCACCGGCTCGGGCAGATCCTCGTATGCGATGTCGCGGACGATGTTCGCTTTGACGTTGGTCGTCCACGTGTAGGTGCGCTTTTCGAGATCGTAGATCTTGCCGCCGCGCACGGCGAAGTTGTGCTGGCGCTTGTTGTATGGGCGCACCGCGAGCCCGTCGGCAGGAGCAAGGATCTCGTCGTCGCTGTTGCGAGTCAGTTCGACCTCGATGTCCATGTTGAAGTTCCAGCCTTCAACCAGCACAACGCGAGTGATCTCGTTCAAGATGTTCTCTGCCATAGCAACATCACCGGTCTGTCCACCGGTGATCGTGTTGACCGGCGCTTCGCCAATCGCTGAGAGCATCGTGTTGACTGCTTCGAGTTTTGTCGTGCCTGCCATCTACTTAGGGGAAGGTGGGAGAGGGCCGAAGCCCCCTCCCGAAACACACAAGAAAGAACACCCTGATAAATCAGGTTGACTTTACGCAGAAGCCTGAGTGATCTTGACAGCGCACTCGGGGCGCAGCACACCGTGACCGACCGCCATCTTGGCGACCATCACCCATGCCTGCCGGCGGATATCCCACTCGGTCTCAAAGGCGAGATCCATCAGCGAAGCCGTAGCAGCGGCTTGCTTCTGGAACACCAGACCGTTCAGGTAACCGTTGACCGAAGCGTCCGTACCACCGTAGTTGCGGTTAAGATCGTCGTTGCGGTTGCCGACAATGTCGGTTCCTCCATCAGACGAGTCGTTGTTCGCGTGCGGGAGGTGGTTCGTCATCACGATGTTGATGCCAGCCACACTCAGCACGCTGCCACCTGCGATGCTGCCTGAGCCAGCGTAGTCGCGGTTGACAGCCTTTTGCGAGTTGACGAGGTCGTAGTATTCCTGCGGAGCCAACGCTGCGTAGCGATCGGCCTTCGGAACATCGGCTTCGTCGAGCTTCTGAGCAGCGTCGAACAGTGCGCCGACGAGCAGGTCGCCCGCCGCTTCCGAGCTACTCGCGCCGTCGAGGTCGATGCCAATCGCACCGCCACCAACAGGGCCGCCATCCACTGGCGCGGTGGTTTGCGATGCCGCAGTGAAGATTGCCTTGGCGACCATCTGGTCGTAGTTGTTAGCGAGAGCGCGGCCCAGCTCCTGGGAGTAGATGCCGCGAACGCCGTTGTAATCGTCCATCAGCTCATCGACCTGATCCACCATAGTGGCCGCGAGGCACAGCTCGTTGATGTAGATCAGACGCTCGCTGCGACCGATGATGCTGGTCTTGCCGTCAACGGTGTGAGTCGTCAGGTCAGAGCTGCCGTTGTTGTCGTTGACCGACGTGGTGTACAGGTCGTCGCCCGGCGTGAAGTATTTGTGCGAAGCGCGGCCGAAGACCGGGAACTTCGCAGCTTTACCGTTCTCGATCTGACGAGTCATGTGAAGCTCACGGAAAATCGTGGCCTCGCGGAACTCGGTCAGAATCTCGCCACCGAAGGTGCGCTTGAACAGCGTGGTGGCGTAAGCGGATTGGTTGTTAGTGTCGTTGTTTGGGCCGCCGAATGAAAACAGCGGAGTGGTGCTAGTCGTAGTAGCCAAGGGATTGTCCTCCTAGAGGATCGAGATGAAAGAGGTTGTTAACGGATACCTGCGCCAAGACGCGCCTTGACTTGACTGAAGTAAGGCTCTTCGCGATTCCTGTAACGCTTGTCCCGCATTGCTTCTACCATCTCGTCAGCCGACTGGAAGGGGGCTACACCGGCGGTGGCAGTTGAGCCTTCGATGTTGCGCGTCGGTTCGGGGCCTCGGCCTCCTTGCGCTGCGCTCACCAAAGACTGGATCGCCATCTCTCGGGCACCTTGATCGGTGCCGTCGACGAGCCGGTTGTAGGTTTCAATCTGTTCCGCAGACCAGTTCTTCTCTGCCCAACTGGCGAGTTCTTGGTATTGGCTAAGAGTCAGATCTGCCTGCCAGATGGCATTCAGCTTCTGAACTTCGGCCAAGGCCTGTTGGCCTTGGATGACTGTGTCGACGAGTTCTTTCGATACGCCAGCTTGCTGTAGCTGCTCGTACCGTTCTTTGCTGACCTCGCCGTCGTCAGCAAACTCCTGGCTCATCGCCAAGATGTTCTCTAGCGATAGAGCTTCGGCATCCGAATCTTCGGCTTCTTGCTCGGCTTCTTGCTCGGCTTCTTCTTTGACGTCTTCTTGTTGTAGTGACTCGGCATCTTGGGCCTCCTCTTCCTGGGGCTGATCCTCGACTTGCGGCTCTTGAATCTTGGTGACCTCGCCAGTAGCTAGGTCTTTGACTTCATCGCCGCGAAACTCTACGGCTTCGCTCATAGCTGTTCCTCCTCGGGTTGTGCTTGTTGTAGCTGTTGCTCGACAACAGCGTTGCCGGCGGTCTCGCCGACGTTCAGTGCAGCCTGCATAGCCTGCTGCTGCATCGCGGCCTGTTGCGCAGCTTGCTGCTCCGCCGCGATCTCTTCTTCGGTCTTGACCAGACCCTTGTACTCAATGCCGAGCGACGCAGCCTTGCGGCGGACGAACTCCTGCATGTTGAGTGTTTCAAGAAACGCCGGGCCGAAAGTCTGCACGCCTGACGCAATCAGTTGGTCTAGGCGCGCAGAGTCGGCCTGTCGACCGAGTGCTTCTACTCCGACGACGATCACTGCGTCGACGTACTTGCGCGGCAGCTCCGGCAGCGCGCGAGTCTTCTTCATGCTTTCGATCATCAGCTCGATGAGCGGCATCTGAAGCTCAAGGCTGAATAGCGAGTACACGCCGCCAAGCTGACGCTCGATCGCGGCCTGCACGCTGCGGACCTCTTCGGCCGTCACGCGCTCTGCGTTGCGGATGCCGGCTTCGACCAGCATAAACGCATAGCTGAGGCGCTGCTCGATCTTCTGCACTGACGAGAACGCTACTTGCAGATCGGCGCCCTTTTGCACTTGCAGCACGCTAACGTCGCTGGCGTTGCCCTCGCGCACTGCGAGGTTCGGAGCCTTGGCAATCGTCTTGGCCCGAGTCGTGCCCGAAGGGTTGACAAGGAACAGAGTCTTGGCCGAGGCCGCGCTGGCCGACACGATCGACTGCTGCAACGACTCAAGCGACTGCAACTCGCCGAGATACTCCTCGACGTAGCTACGGCCGTAGTGGTCGTCGCCTTTCGGCACGATCATGCGCGGCGCCATGTAAGGCATGAGTTCGAGACCGTAAGTTTCCTCGGTCTCCGGCATGATCACTCCGCCGATGGCTTGGTACTTCTTGTACTTGTCGCCGTCTCTGTACACCTTCGTGTACATGTCGACCATGTTCTCGGTCTGATAGTGCGCCGACGTGCGAGATCGCGCATGGCCGGCGTGCTCCAGCATCACACGTTGGAACGTCTCGTCGCCGACCAGTTGCTGTAGGTCATCGAGCGAGATCTGCTCTTTGATGATCAGCTTCTGGATCTTGCCAACCGAGTCGCGGCGGATCACGAAGTTGTGCAGGTCGTAGACCCGCACGCCGCCCTTGTCTCGGAAGTGCAGCACGCAGTTGCCCGAGATCAGCAGGTGCCGCAATGCGGCGAACATAGGCGAGCGGATCCCCTGGCGCTCGATCTCTCGGATCACAGCCTGCTCCCAAAGCGATAGGCCAGTATCGATTTCAGCAGCTACTTGATCATCTTGGCCGATCGTAGCCTTCGCTTCGGGCGTTAGCTGGAGCCGAAAGAACGGCGCGTTTGGGGGCAGCAACGCCAGCAGCAGTGAGCTGGCTAGGTTGTTGACACCGCGCGCACCGATGCCCTGATAGGGCACCGGCAGGTCTTGTGTTGAGTTGTGCGCGATCGGCGGCATCACCGCCGGCAGCGTCACCGCTGCGCATGCACGCGCACGGTCGAGGTAGAGTTCGCGGTCGGCGACAAGCGACTCGTACTCGGCAGCGCAGTTCTCAGCCATCAATAACCTACGCCGCTGCCCCCGCCCTTACTCGCGCCAGTGGTAGTGGAACCCTGTCGCGGAATGCGAAGCGAGAATCGTTGACCCGGCTTGCGGCGCTTGGGCTCGTCAGCAGCGGTCTTGATCTGTTCGGTCATGCGCACCGGAGGCGCGGGCGGGGCCGCAGGTTTGGGAGGAGGGGGTGGTGGCGAATAGCTACTACTGCCGAAACACATCGTCGCTCTCCTGGTTTTGCCAAGCCTGCACGGCTTTGAGTCTGCTGATGACGTCGACCGAGCCAGCCCGACGCTGCGCCTGCACGAGAGTCTCCTCGGGTGCAATGCAGGTGTTCGGGAACGCATCTTCGAGCCACTCGATCAACTTGTCGTCAATCAGCGGCGCGCGCTCGAAATGCTCTGGTGCGTCGGTCACGACGCAAGCGTAGCAAAAAAAAATGCAGAGGCAGCCCCCTCAGACTGCCCCTGCGTAAATGTTTGCGCGTCCCTAGTTACTAGAACGGAACATCGGAAAAGTTGGCCGCAGGCTGTTCGTTACCCCCGAAAGCCGCAGCCATCTTGTCCTCCATCTTGTCCTCCATCTTGTCCTCCATCTTGTCCTGACCTTGGTCAGACTTGGATCCCGCGAACTCCCAGTTGTCCACGATGACCTCGACCTTCGAGCGGTTCTGTCCGCTCTCTTTGTCTTGCCAGCGCGACTGTCGCAGCTTTCCCTCAATCAGGAAAGACTTGCCCTTTTGCCCAAATCGGGCAAAGGCTTCGGCGCGCTTGCCGAACAGGATGCAGTCGAAGAACGATGCTTCGTCTTTGTATCCGCCTTGGCCGTCAGGCATGCGCTCGTTGACAGCGATGCCAGCCTTGACGATGGTCGTGCCAGACTTGCCCTGGCGGGATTCGGGGTCTCGTGTGAGGTTCCCCATGAGGATGACGCGGTTGTAGCTCATGATTCGTAAAGGGTTAGCCGTCGCGCGTATTCGGCGAGGTGCAGCGCGTCCGCGAGACCTGCTGACACCTTTGTCTGAAAGCGATCGGCGATTGATGGGTGTCGCTCGGCGGCGACAGCCCGACTGACCTCTTTGGGATCTTGGCCTTTCTTGCGGCCTCCGTAGATCAGCTTTTGCCATTCCTGCGGCCTGGGTCGCAGGATCTTGACGCTGCACATTTTAGCGCAGGCGAGGGTCTCTCCGAAGATCTTCCCGAAGTTAAAGGTGGACACGATGCCCGGACGGCGGACTCCACCACCGGGCATCGCTTGCACCTGCTCTAGCGCAACGCAGCGCGCGCCGAGCAAATGGGCTTCCATAACTGAGCAAGCCAGCTCCCCGTCGATGAGGGGCATCTTGGAGTCGTGTAGGAACTCGCCGGTCTCGTCAATGACGGCGATGTGGCCGGTCTTGCCGGGGTCGATTCCGATGAATCGCATGGAAGTGCTAGATCAACTCAGGCTGCTCTAGTGGATCTTCCCCTTCAGCCTCGTCGGCGACCGGCTCGACCTCTGCGGTCTCGGCGATCTCCTTCTTGGGCTGCAAGTCAGGCGGCAGTTCGGTCATCGGCTGCGGCATCGACGCGGCCTGCACGTCCTGCACCTCCTCGACCGACTGGAAGCCCATGGTCGTTTCTGGCAAGAACAGACCGATGAACATCGTCGCCGCGCGGTAGCGCAGCATGAGATCCGGCATCGTGCGGTACTTGCTGTTCTTCGTCCAGCCCTCGGCCTTCGCCAGTTCCATGTTGACGATCGGCCCCTGTAGCAGTTCGCCGGTGTCAGCGCAGGTCGCCTCGCAGACATAGTCGCCATCCTTGATGGCCCAGCGGATGCCGCCACGGATGCGCGGCGAGTTGTTCGCCAGGGCGATCTGGAACTTGGCCGTCATTGCCGGCTTGCCATGCAGCACGTAGGTGTTCTGCATGAACAGCATCGGGTCGCAGCCGAGGCGGTGCGCAGCCTGCAACGCGATGAAGCAGTCCTGCGGCTTGCCGTTGTATTGCTTCGGCACAAGGCTCGAAGTCGAAATGATCTTTGCTTGTTCTTTTACTTGTGCTAGGTCGCTCATCGTGGAGCCTCCATCGTGAGTTGGCCGGATTCACGGTATCCAGGCCACTTGTTGCTTTCGAGGCAAGCCTTGTAGCTTCTCAAGTCTTCCTCGTACTTAACGCGACCGGCGGCGATCATGTCATCGCTGGCCCAGTAAACGGCCACCAAGTACGGCGGTCGCGGTTCCACTGCGATCCAGTAGAACATGTTCGAGTCGAGTCCGCATCGGCGTGCAAGGTCTAGATAGAACGCGGCCTGCACATCGTATCGGAAGTCCCTGACGCTGTACCAGAATCGGCGCATCTCCGCCGACTTCGTGGTCTTCAGGTCAACAAGGCTGCCAGAGTCGCGCAGCCAGTCGATGCGACCGCGAATGCCAAGGCCGGTCTCGTCGCACTTCGCGAACGCGGACACCTCAGCTTGTCCCTGAGACAGGAGTTGCCCGGCGTATTCATGCTCGCGCACGGCTTCGGCGGATCGGCACGCATGCTCGTACATGTCTGCCGGCACGATGACCTTGCCTTCATGCTCGATCTGAAACGCCTCTTCGGCGGCCTTGCCAGCCTTCGTTCGTCGGTCGAACTTCGGCGCGCGGACATAGTGCGATGCCCAACGCTCAGGCTCAAGTGTCGCGGCATGGACATAGCTGCCAAGCTCCATCGACGCGGTCTGCACGAGCGGCTCGCCTTCAGGATCGAGGTGATGCCAGTGGTAGAGGCGCGGAGCCTTGCGGATCATGTCCAGGCCAGACTTGCTGATCTCAGCGCAGGCGTGGTACTCGTCCTCGGGCATGTCCCGCACGAGGCA